TGTCCCTATTATTTCGGTATATTCACCTGAATAGTTATTTTTCATGAAGGCTACAACACCATCTTTGCCCAGCGTGTTTTTGTAATACATAATATATTTCGTCAAATATGCCATCAGCTTTGCATTGTATGTTTTAATTCTGCCCTCTTAACCCCCAGTCTGATTATTTCACCGGTTATTTTAGCATCCTCAAAAGTCACATGAAGTTCCTGTTTTATTGGTTCGCCATAATACCTGGTGGATTCTCTGTCTGTATTGCTTCCCTGTTGAAATGTTGGTAAGTTCGGGCTAACAGATCCGCCACCGGCCATCGCTGCTGCCTTTGCCTTAACCATCTTTGCCAATGCAACCAATGCAATGCCGGCTGCAATTGCGCCAATACCTTGTAATGCAGTAAGTGATTTCTTAATCATAATAGTTGTAATACCTGTGCTGATGGCCAGTTTTCCAAGATTCTCAGCAACATTGGCAATCGGTAATAACAGGTTCCCTGGTTGAAATCCTTCACCGGATGCTGCCATCTCAAAAAATGCATCAGTCATATCAACAGCCAGATCCGCAAAACTTTGTGAAATCTCATCATTAATGCGTTCCAGATCATCTGCTGCAACTTCCCACCAGCTAAAATCCAGGTGTGATGGTTCCAATCCAGCCGGTGTTATTCCCGGAATAGTTTCCGGTGTGGTTGGTGTTACCTGTGCTGTAATGCCTTTCATTGACTTTAAACCCTGTTTTTCTTCCAGTTTCTTGAAATATTCCAGGCTCCCCAGGCTTTCCAAATATTTTTTCTTATCTTTCAGGTATTGCAGTTCTTCCCCCCAATGTTTCAATTCGGCTTCATTTAACGATGCATCAAACAAATCCTGTTTTTCCTTTATCTGTGCATTGATGTTTTCAAGCAGTGGTATTTGTTTAATCAGTACAACATTTGTCTTTTTATCAGTTTCAGTTTTATCCATGCCTACCTTTGCCAAATCTGCTATAATCTTTTCCTGATCTGTCATAAAAAGATTCTGCAATGCAACCAGGTCTGTATTTTCATTCACCCATTGGTCATATATTTTTGACTTCTCGGCAATTTTATCCAATGCCTTTTGAGTTCTTTCACCTGATTTATCGAATAATGTAGCAACCTTATTCCAGAATGTTATCTCATTGCTTTTCCATATAACCAGGTCATCATAAAAATCAGAAAACAAATCAACCTTTATCGGCAAAACTGCCTCGCCAATATCCTCCTTTAAATCTCCCATTAAATTTTCAAGCTGCTTGATTTTCCCCAGGTCTGTCTTAGCAAGCTCTTTATTCATCTCACCAACATTATCAGTGATAACTTGCGCAAGTGTCGCTGCCCTTTGCATCTCATCCCCGGATTTCAACATTTTTTGCTGTGCTGTGGTAAAGGAAACACCAACACGTTTCAATGCGCCAACATTTCCATCCAGTACTTTTCCCATCATTGTTGCCACTTTAATGGCATCCTGCTCTGTTGCATTATAACCTGATTGTTGAGCCACCAGGTTATTCATGGCCGGTATCAACAATTTTAAAGCGTCTACCTTATGTAAAAATGTAGCCAGCATTTGTGCGCCTGATATTTGTATATCATCCTCAACTACACCTAACTTTTGTTGTTCACTTGCTAAATCCTTGACTGATTGAATCATTTTATCACTGGCATTCATCCTTTGCCTCATGATAGTTTGCAGTTTTACCGCTGCTGCATTTGATATTTTAAATGCCTCAATTGCGCTATTTGCAAATGTGAATAATTGCCTTATCGCCATAGCACCAAATGCTGCACCGAATAAAGCCTTAACACCGCCTAACATTGATTTGAATCCTAATAGATTTTTATTAGCCTGTTTGGTTCCCAGGTCAAATGCCTTGGTATCCATGCCAAGCCTCACGCTCAGATTTGCCAATAAATTCTGTGGTATCCCGCCTGCCATTATTTCAAGTTTTCAGGGAAATGTTTTGGAAATATCTCATCAGCTTTTTTTAGTCGTTCTCTGACCTTGCTCATGTCCTTCTCCTCCTTTTCATCCCATTCAAACTTCCATATCTGTCTGGGATTCTTTAACTTCTTATATTGTGGCTTTAATAATTCGAATACTGATTGTCTGCAAGCATCCCAGATATTTCTTTTAAAAAAATAAAACAAGTCATATTCCTTTTCGCTATATCCGCATATGGCTGCTGTGACTTCGACAATGGTCATATCAGCAAAGACATCCGGTGATATCCCAATTTTGCCAAGTATGATCTTATCGATCTCATAAAACGTTAATCCTTTTTTTTTGAGCCATCATCAGCAATATCCTCCTTTGCTTTTTGGATATCAACACCATAACTCTGGAACAGTAATTCAATGATTGGATTTATCTGTTTGTCAGTTCCAATCCAGTCAATCAAATCCTCCGTTGTCAAATCATTCTCAATGCCTTTTTTCTTGCATCCACGTTCGATGAAACAAAACAACAGCAAGCCAAAATCATAGATCATGCCTGTTGTTACCTTGTTAAAATCCATCCCTTTGAAATGGTCAAAAGCTTCATGAAATTCCAATGGTGGATCATGCAAAACACAATAATTCCTTATGGCTGCCCAGCCTGGCTGCACTGGATATACCTTATCACCAATTTTCAGTTCCATATTAAGTCAATACCGGTGATTCATTCAGCTGGCCAGTGCCTTCAAAAGTGACACTAAAACTGGAATTGTCATCATCCGGGAAATCCGGTGTAAATTCAGTTATCAGAGCATTACCCCAATACTTCTTATCACCCACAACTTCTGTTGATGACATGATAGCCACTTCAGTACCATTTTTAATGGCAGTGTCAATATCACTCGCACCATAACCAGCATCAAAGGCAAAATGCGCGGATCCATTCATACTCCATGACATACGCTTATGCTTTTTAGTTGACCAATTACCTGAATCCTTATTTGATGTTTCCCTGGTTGGTCTGGTCAGACTGAACCCATTGGTTGTCAGGTTGGCAATCTTTACATTACTTATGTAAAGAGCCATCAAGGTTCCATTTAAAATTCCTGTTGTCATTTTTTATTGATTTTAGTTGTTGTTTTTTGCTTTTTGAACTTTCCGGAAAGATCGATAGCCTTGCCCTGATTGATTAAATCAATTCCCAACGGATTGGCCACCTCAATATCCATCCCTTTTGATTTTAAGATGTTATTTAAAACAACATCCTGGATTAGTTTTATTTTCATATTTTATGTTTTAACCCAAATTTTATAATTCTGAATCACAGCATAAAGATTGGATGCCTCGTCGAAATCCGTTTTCTGGTCTGTTATCCTTATTTTCACTATCACAAGGCTTCCAATGGTTCCTGAATATTCATCCAATTTTGTCCTGCCGGATGCTGCCAATGTTTCAACATCCTTCTTTTTCTCAGCCCAATATCCAACCTGGTAAAATATCCAGTCATGTTTGCTTTTACCATCTTTTGACGGATTTGGTGTCATTGCCATCTGCCGGTGTGCGATAAATGGTGGCTTCACCTCCTGTTCGATGGCGCCGGGATAGCAGTCAGCATCAACGCTTTTTAAAAGACTGTATATGGCCTCATGTATCATTTTGGTAAATTTTTCTGCATGAACCTCACCACACTTTTACTAAGCTCACTATGAATAAGTCCATAAGCCTCATTGACCTTCTCATCAAATGCCATTGACATGAAAGGGACAGCCTTTAATCCACCACCTTTTCTTGAATATCCAATTGTAACTTTACCCGATCTTGTTCTTTTACCAAACCCTTTCGTCCCGAAATGAAAAAAATGTGCATACCATCCATCATGTTTTCCTGCTCTTTTCCCGGATGTCGGGCCTGTCCATACTGCCGGATAATCTTTGCTTTTACCGGGAAAAGTCTTAATGCTGTACATCAGGTTCCCGGTACGCTTCGGAACATTCTGCCTTGCTGCTCTCTGGATTGGTGCGCTGGCTTTCTTCAGTGCCCTGATAAGTATGCTGTAACTTGTACGTTCCGGCAAATGGTTCAGCGTGTAAACCAGCTTATCCAATCCTATTATCTGAACATCAGACATTGCTATTATCCCTCATAAAGCATTTTAAGATCATATACATCCGGTCCAGGTGCTGAACACCAACAATATCATAATAGTTATTACTGGCATCCTTAACCCTCATAGCTTGTTTCACCCCTGTATTCAGCCTGGTTTTAATATCCACATTTGTTATTCCCACCAGCTGATCAGCCTCGGTGACTTCAACACCTGGCTTGTATGAGAACTCTGCCCATAATGTGATGTATGTTTTCCAGTCATCAACAATCTCACCGCCATCATTCTTTGTAGAGCTGGCATTGTACTGGATGGTTATCAGGTCATGTAATTTACCCGGGTTCATATCGTGTTTACTATATAGTCATTCAGTAAAAACGTGCTGCTCTCAGGTACCTCATTAACCTGTGTTCCTGTCACCACATCGGCAGGATTTTCAAAAAGGTGCGCTGCAATCATTAAAATGCCTCTTTTGATATCATCGGGAACACTGGCTGCCAACAGGTACCCACATTTGAACTGAATACATACTGCATTCAGTTTTTCTCTTGTGGAAGGCCAGCAGTAGCCATATGCCTCTTTAATCCTGGCCGGTTCATTGACAACATCGCTGTCATAATATGATGCATCCAATGTCTGTGATACATTGTTCAGATCATAATATGTGATATCAACTATCTCTGTGACAGGGCATTTATAAATTTTAATGGTTCTGTTTGATGGGAATGCATCCAGGTATAGTTTATATGTCGCTGCCTTAGCTGTCGAGCCAACACGTAAATACCTTTTAGTTTTAATCTCAGCCTTTGATCTTGCTGTTGAGATTAAACTATTCAACAAAGTATCCCTGGATGTATCTGATTCAACAATCCTCAGTTGATTTTTCAGTTCATTCAGGGCTACTGGCTCGACAGTGCATCCATCAACTAGCTGGTACATTACCTGCGTTTTTTAACCGGTTTTTTCTTAATCGATATAACCTTTTCAACAGGTTTTGTAACCTTACCTATGATGGTGGTATGCACTTCGGGATATTCGACTATCGGCACTCTTTTAGGCTTCTGCAATCCTTTTGGCACATTCTCATCAATGAATTCGGCATTGCCTGCCCTCATCTCAGAATCTGCAATCCAATCTTCGACTTCGCCAGTCCAGCCTCTGCCGAATGCATACTTATCACCGGCAACAGAACATAAAAATCTGATTTTTTTCATGGCTATTAGCTTGCAGGATGTACCAGTTTAACAACAGGATGAGTACCTGCATCCAGAAGGTTACCATCATACCTGCAATATGCCATAAATCCGACCTGCAACTGGTCCATATATTTTTCACGGAAAACAACAAGTGTTTCACCCTTAACCTTGCGGACGAGGTACTTTTTCAGGTCGCCAAAAAGAAGTGACGTTGCGCTGGCTCCCGGACCGCTCATCTTGTTATTTACAAAATATGGTTTTCCTTCAATGGTATCCGGCAATCCTTCTTTGATAGCAGCCTGCCATAATGGCCTGTCATCACTTGTTCCAAATGACAGCTTACGGATAGCCTTTTCTGTTGCATCTGCAATCATAAACGCACCCCGTGCCTTGTAATCAGCATTGACGCAATACATCACATCAACAATGTTATTTCTTGTGATTGCTGTTGCTGACGGGATAACACCGCTGTCTGTTGCAGCTGTGACAATGCCATTGGGTTGGCTTGAACCTGATCCTGTTGTGAAATATGTAGCCAGTACACGTCCAAGTCTTTCACCCAGCAAGCTGGCCAGTAATGATTCAATGTCAAAGTATGAATCCTGCAATAGTTGGATAGATGCCTTTACAATGTATGAACTGAATGCATATGCTTTCAGGGTAATGCCTCCAAAGGTTACATCCTGTTCACTAATAGCGCTAACCGGATTTTCAGTGACCAGAACACCTTCATTGGTGGTATCATTCACCGATGGCCAGGGAAGGTCATTGCCGGATGCTGTTGTAACAATCGTACATGCCTGCAATACGCTGTTATAAGCAAGCAAAGCACGTTCCAGCTGATTGGAGAATCCCTCAGGTACAAGATAACCGCCTGCTGAATCAGTCCCAACTCCTTGCGCCCTTAGTTCCTCACCATTCACATCCAATGTGACCATCAACTCACGTTCTTCCTGGTTCAAAGCATGCATGCCAAATCTCAGATATTTAACAAATGTTTTGTTAATATCCGACTTGTCTGTTTTACCTTTCAGCTTGTCTTTAAGCTTCTCGATTGCCAGGGATTGATCTTTTAATATTTCCTCGGTCTGCTCGAGTCTTATAATGTGCTGTTTCAAATCGATTGAGTCATTAATCATCCTATCCCACTTTTCCAGCTCCTCTTTAGTCATTTCCTTTTTGGGATTTTCCTTTTTAATATTTTCATCCCATGACTTCAGTTCCGCCTCAATGGTTGCTCTTTTTTCCCTGGCTTCTTTCAATGTGGGTGGTAAAAGAAAAGCCAGGGTACCGGTACCCACATTAAAATAGGACAAAATCTGTCCAAAAATGGCACCTCCCAGGACAAAAAGCCCTGAACCACCGCCAATGATTCCTGCAATTACACTGCCTAGCAATGCATAAAAAAGCGTCAATAAAATTCTGTTGGTTTTCATCTTATAAAAAATTAAATGGTTAATAAATCAAGTTCACGTTTTCTCTTGTTATAGTTTGAATCGAAATCCTTATCAGTTGCTGTTTTATCTGCTGGTTCCAGATTATCACTATCCTCATCGTTATTCCTTTCAATGGCTTCGGTATAATTCAGTAAATCCTCAACACTCATCTTTTTGAGGTCTTCGGCAGGAAAATAATTAAGGAGCAATTCACCGAACTGGCTCAAAATATTCCTTTTCACAGCTGTGGGATTGGAACCGATGTTTACAATGCTCCATTCGAGCAGTTCCTGTCCTTCATAGTAATATGTTTCATTGGATTTATCCTGTGCCTCTTCATCCTCACCAAATTTTCCTATGCCAAAAGGTAAAAAGCCAACACTGGCAGCCCTTAACGTGCCATGCAGTACTTTCCTGAAAATCTTTTCAGCCAGTGTATTGATTTTTTCTGGCTCAAACTTTACCTCACCAACCAGATCATCCTTATCCCTGAAAACATTGCTTGTACCGATGACAGAATCCGGATCATTTCTGAATCCGCCATAAACTCCATGCTGATATCCAACAATCGGGTTCGCCTTGTAATTATCCAGCTTCCAGTTATCCATATTAAGCACAGTCTTATGCCTGTCCCTGGTCGAATTGGAAATAACAAATGCTATTGTCCTGGTATCTTCAACATCCTTTGGGATTTCCCTTACAAAACCTATACGGTTAAAAACTTTAATTTGTGGTTTCATATTTTTTGTTGTTTACTTTCTTTAATCCTGGTTCTGCATCTGACGGCATCATATTGGTCGGTATGTAATAGGTATCACCGCCATCATATGGGTTTTTATCCTGTAATTCCCTAACTTCATTAGGATTCCAGATGCCATTTTGTACCATTGTTTTGTAATATTCCTTCTGTGCTGCCATGTCACCCCTCAGGAATCCCTCGACATTGATTTTCACATATGTTTTGAACTTCTCAGCCTCGGAAAATAGCTTGATGTTCATCTCCTGTTCCATCCTGGATGCCCAGGGTAAAATAGTATGCATGACAAATTCAATGCTCTGCTGTTCAATGTTATTATTGGTCGAGCGCAAAAGATGCTGGACAAGATGTGGCTGTACCTTAAACCACCGGCATATTTCTTCCACCTGGTGCTGCCTTGTGGATAAAAATTGAGCCTGTTCAGGTGGGATGGTTATGTTCTTTGGCTCCAGTCCCTGCTCGAATACCGGTGGTCTTGTAAATGTGTTGTCAATACCGGTCAGTTCCTGCAACTCGCCCTTTAATCTCTTTTGTGCCGGCTCGCTTAATGTCCCTGGCATGGTGAAATACGTTACCAGGTTAGTGTTTTTACCAAAAAACCTTGCTCCGAATTTCTCCGCTACAATGCTTAATCCGATACTTTCTTTCGCATAATGCGCGATCACACCCTTACCCTGGATACCATCAAATCCCAAACCCTTGAAATGCAGCATCTCATATGGAAACAGCAATCTGTCACTGCCATCAATGATTTTATAGAGCAGTACCCTTTGTTTTCTTTTCTGACCTGGTACCTCAACATCATTGTAAAGTATCTGCACATTTGATGGCTTGATTATTTCAAGTGCCTCCGGTTGGTAAGCTTTATCCCTTTGAATTGCAGCAAATGCGTTGCCCCACAACAAAACTGTTGCAGCCTGGGTGTTGAAAAAATCAAATGGTGTGTAAAATTCGGATGGCTGGAATGATATCAGCTGTGATACATAATGTTCAGGGAGTATTTCACGTTCCCTGTCGCCTTTTTTCCTGTAAACATGCTTAGGCAAACATGCCAGTGCTTCGCTTATTACCCTCACACAAGCATAAACTGCTGAATATGTCAGTGCTTTTTCCTCATTAATCCTAACCCCGGAATCGGTATCGTTGCCTCCCAGTGCATCAAACAACCATGGAGCCGGCTGTGATAGATTGCTTTCAAGAGTAAGCCCCCTGATTGTCCATACCGGAATGCCAAATAATCTGAATTGTTTTACAGGAACAAGTTTGCTCATATAGATATTAACATTTTATTAACAATAATTAATAAAATTCAATCAAATGATGAGCAAGTTAAAACAAATGTCAATAGGTTGTATATAGAAAACTTGTCATTTTTTAAAAAATGACAAGTTACTTGTCAGCTGACCATGTTCCATAAGCACATTCATGTGTATGAAAATCAACTGCTTCCGTGTTGGTGGGATAATGTTTCACAACATCATTTTTGAAATGTTTTTTGAAATAATCCAATGTAAAATTATGTAAATGTTTTCTGTCAATGCCAAAATTAATTGGCTCAAAAAACCTTATTATTTTGGCTGCCTTTTTTGCCCTTTCTATAACGATATCAGGGTTTAAAACATGCTGTAACACGTTAAAAAACCATATTTCATCACATTCAGGTATCTTACAGGTCTCAGCCATATCCTTTATCAAAGGAATATGCTTTAATTCACAGATTTCTTTTAGAACAGATGATTCCATTGGCTCAATGACAAAACCGATGAAATTGTAACAGAACAGTAAAGCAGGCACATCAGCGCAACCGATTTCAACAATTATGCTCATATACTGATCAGCTTCCATCCCTAAATAACCAAAATATTGCTTATAGGCATTTCTATAAGCATCAACAGCCTTTGATTTTTCCATTGTGTGCGCCCTTCGTTCCAGGATTTGCGCCTGCTGCCATTGTTCATTTGTTATCATGCTTTAATATTTAAATTACAATCCAATTCTCAGGATAGATATCATCTGATTTGACTTTTGCAGCGGATCCAAACCATTTCTTTGGTGCAATCACCTTTTCACTACCAGATAACCAGGCTGCCCACCAGGGTAATGTTGAATTACTGATGATAAAATACTTACCCTGCCTCATCAAATAAAAGTCAACCATATAATGGTTAACCTGGATGGCTTCAACATCCCTTCCGAACATATTATATGCCTTTTTTGGCTCATCACTGAAAATTACAATCTTATCATGGCATGAAAACAGATCCAGCGCTTTGCTATAATAATCCATTCCCAGCACTCCATGATATTTCCTGTTTAATTCACTATCATAATCGCCAAACCGGCAATGAATCACAATAGCATTATCAGGCAATCTGTAATCGGTTAATTTTTTCATTTCAAAATAATACCTTATCAAATCAGCACAATGTTTAAAATACTTTTCACATTGCATATGCCCCCAGATAGAAACATTGTCCGGCAACCGGATATCATGATAACCCCAGGGTATGGAAAATTCAGGATAATGGCCTGGCTCAACAGCTGGCAACGGATGAATGAAATAATCCTGTACATTAATATCCTCATCCGATTTAAACCGTTCCAGATGGTCATAATTTTTCCACTCTGGAAATCCAAATGAATAACCATGTTTCACTGCCAGGCCAATGGTTCCTGCTATCTCAAATAGCTGGTTCCCAAATCGGCCATATCTACCGAGTTTTAGGTATGTCACCATTCATTATTACGTTTTCTGTGATGTAAAAATATTTGTGGATAATTATCTGAATATTTATGTTTGTATTTTAGGCAATATTGCACTGGCCACCAGTGAAATTTTAAAGGATTATAACCTTTAAAATCTTGTAATGCTAAATTTGTTAATATAGCTTGGTCATGGCGATGTTCTCTGAATCCTGGTAAATTTGGGTGAATGGATGGCGAATCATCAATCATCCCTGGTAATTGACACCAACGAAGCCATGTTTTTATAAATTCTCTTGATATATGCTTATTTTTTAATATAATGCAACTAGCTTGTAATTGAGTATGTTGAATTATTTCTGGCTTATTACATCTCATTGCTAATAATACATCCATCTTGCACCAATCACCATGTATCCATCGATTATCGAATAACATGATATCTTGATCCATTACCTTAATAAGATGATTAATATTATTCTCAAATAATAATCCGGCATCGGTGTAAACCAATATATCATTTTCATTCATGATCAATAATTCATGGAAAATAAAATATGGCTTCCATAACCAATAGCCGGCACCTCTTTTCTGATCCAGAATTTCTTTGTTAAACTCATAAAATTCATTCGTATAAAACGATCCATCAAAGCATGTTGAATCATCACATCCATGTTTCAAAGCACTTTCACAACACTTCTGTCCTGATATGCTCATATCATCACTGGCAAATGTTATATGTCTAATCATGGCAAAATCTGTTATATTGTTTCTCAATAAATGAATAGTCTGAATTTTTACATACATCTGACGGATTTTCCCATTGTGTGGCCACCATCGGGTAACAGATAAAACAATTGAATTTTTCCTGTATAACCCGGCTGAAAAAAACATCTATTTTATTGAAAGTACCCTGTTCATTAAGGATAAAATCAACCATTCCGTTTTGTGTGTTGTACAGGATGGCATGTGTTGTCAGTACTGTCCTGGCAATAAACAGGTTTTCTGAATATCTCTCAACCGGTTCCGTTGGATAACCACCCAGGTATAACATATCCCAATCACCTGGCAATTGCAAAAATGTTCTGTATAAATTTTTCTCAGCATCCTGTAAAAACATTACATCATCTTCAAGAATCCCAAATGTTTCAAAATTCTTATATCTATTAAAAATGTTCAGATAAGATTGTTTACATCCAAGCCATCCAGGAATAATCCGTTTACTTTGGAATAACTCATATTCTTTAATGAATGAAATCTTTTTGATTTCACTATGGAAATGCTTCAACCTGTCCGGCCTTTCATAAAGATTGATACATGCAATATAGGTTTTCATATGTTATTGAATAATTGGGTTTGAACCTTATCATCATTGGAATGACTTTTATAAATCGTTTTGTCCGATTCCTGGTATTTAAAGTCTTTTCCGGTATGTTTTAAAAGAATGATTGGCACATTCTGTTCTGATGCAAACTTCGCCAGCCATATATCAGCCATGTTTGGCCATATGCACCGGTGATAATCAAAATTTAAATATTTGGTGTGCCATGCTGATACACCACTGCCGGGAACGTCAACCCTTATATCATCGCGGACATCATAAAACAGGTTAAATCTTTGATTATGCCCCCGGTAATAGGATTTTACCGGCTTGTTATTCATGATATTCCCATGGTATGTGACAATACAGTTCAGACCATAAAACTCGAGTTTATTAATAGTCTGTTTTATATAGTCATTCGGATAGATAATATCATCATCACATGTGAAATAATAACCATCAAATGAAGAATTTGCAAAAAATTTACCGGCATCGCCATATCCGTTATCGGACAGCTTTATTCTTATTTTGGCAAGTTTCAGAAATGCAGGAATGTCCTTATAATTATTCAGCATTATCTCAATGAAATCGCACTGATTGTATAAGCTATCCACCGTTTTTTTAAGTGCATCAATCCTTTCAGGGATGCTGGCAATGCCAACTGTAACAATGCTTCCAAATAAATCCGTTTTACGGTCAATCATTTCAGTATAATGGTTCATATGCCTTTCATTATTGTACATCTTTGATTTTCGGCTCTCAATCTGACATTTGAATAATGAAAACTTAACCTGGTAAATGCTGAATCTTTCTGATAGCCGGACACTCATGTCTTTTCCAACTCCGCTGCTTATGGTGCGCTCACTTGGATAGTTAATCCTCCAGTCAAGTGCCTCAAACATTTTGTATTCACAAATGAAACACATATCAACCCATTGGGTTTTTAAAATATCATCCGAAACAACCGGTGTATGGTTTGTCCAGCTGCTCCTCATAAATCTGCCCCTGTCTGTATAAAGGTTCAGACAGATTTTATTCCCTTGGATTGATTCATAGGTATGGATGGCCTTATTTAAAAAATCATTAACAGGAATGAAATCATCAGGACAGAAAATGTAATACTGATATCGCTTTAATGTCTTAATAGATTTCAGGATATAATTGACAACATTATAATATCCGGCAATCCCAAAATTCCTGGCACCTTGATGATAAATCAGATCCTCATACCTATCCAGTCCGTAATATTCCAGGCTGGAACCATCATTATAAACCATGATATCACCAAGGCCATAGATATGATCCAGCAGATAAATCAAACTCTCCGGCCTGTTGTATGTGGTTATCACAAACAACACATCATTTTTTCTTTCTGTAAAATTCATTTCTGTTATTTTTAAAGCTGTGATAATTGCTGTATTTTCTTTTACCATAATGCCTTTTAAACTTCCGTTCCGTTGCTTCATATGCCTCCTCCTCTGTGCTATATTCACAGCAAAACAGATAAAACTGAGATAAAAAACCTTCAATGGTATTCAATCTTAAAATTTCAGATTTTATGGACATATTATATATTTTTTAATAATTCACCGGCATCACCAAAATAATGGCATACATCATCAAAAACCTTAGATATCAACCTGTCTGGAAATATCTTTGATATGCTTTCAAATGTGTTGATGTTCTCTTTGCCTTTAATATCCAGTATATATGGAATATCACCGGCATCAATGATTGTCTCCTTAGTATTGCAGTTAAATAATATCGAACTGGCAGAACAGCTATCCAGGCCAGAATCATATTTATCAACATACAATGGTTGCTTTATCATCTGCAGATGTTCAATGATATCAAAATGAATCATCCTGCCGGCACCAACAGCATGGTCAACAGCCAGACAGTTGAATAACACACATGATTTTGTCAGGATATCGAACAGGTATGCATTATTGATTCCAAAAAACTTGTTATTCACGTTGATATATTGTTCGTATAACTGGAATAATTCAGGGTTTATCAGGTTATCGCTGCCAAAATTCATCAGATAATCAAACTCAATATTCCTATAAACATCACTGATAATAGCATTTAACTTGGCTCCGATAGGTTTATTAGTCCAATAGATATAAGTAAATCCCAGCTCCTCACATATTGACCTGATTTTTAAATGTAATGGATCGTTGTTCGAAATAATGACCACAGGATAAAACTTGTACTTTGAAACCGTTTTCATTAAGTTCTGTATGCTTTTCATGCATAGCTTGAAAATCTCCACCCTGCCGAATACCGGTATTAATATGACAATTACTTTCATATTATTTTTGATATTAATTCCCCTTCTATACATGCTTCATAACACGATGTTACTAATACCCCGCTTGGGGTAAGACAAAGAAAGTTTTTATCTCTGTGATAGAATTTTTCTAATTCATAGTTTTTAACCAAGTACACCTGTCTTAGTTTGTCAGAAGTATTCCCTAATTCTTTAAATTCTCCAAGTTGAATACAGTGTCTTACGATATCAGCATTCTTTAGAAATTTAATTGGAGTTATGAAATCTTTATGAAGATTTGATTTTATAATAAATTTTGGAGACATTCTGATTTTATTCAATATTTTAGGTTTTGATAGATTAGTAAATACACACACAAAAAATCCCATATCTAACAGTTTATTAACAAAGTCCACTATACCCAACTTTAGTGTTGGTTCACCGCCGGAAATTGCTATTTGTCGTATCTTCAGATTGAATGTTTTAATTAAATCTAAGAATTCATCACACGTCCATTCCTGTTCACAATTTTTTACTATCGGACAATATGAGCATTGGAAGTTACACTTCCATGTGATATAAATACCAGCATCAATACCTCTTTTAAATCTCAGCAAAAAGTAATAGATTTTAATTCTTATTCTATTAAGTAATTTATTCATAATGTTATTATCCCACGTTTTTCATATACACTATCATCTGATTTGAACGTCAGCCATTCGCCAACTGCCATGATGGATGCAACAATTCCATCAACCTTCTCAATGGATTTCCCTTTATCAATTTTCATGTTGCCGGCAGGATCCTTTACAATGACAACATTTGAATTATTCCACCTTAGCACCGGATTGCCGCCATGATTGATATTTTTTTCCAGTATCAATGCCTCAAATTCACCTGTCGGCGGGCCCATGCTTATAAATCCTTGCCTGAATGCACTGACAATAATTCCCTCATCAGATAATTTCTTTGTGATTCCCATCTCCATGTAAGCAGGATCGCAACCGATGGAATGTATCTGCACGTCCTTATCCATATATTTATAAAAATTTACCTCTTTTATGATGTTGATGATATCCGTGGCCAGCATATCCATATCGATGGCATCACCAGGCAATATTTTAATCCATCCCTCATCTGCCCACTTTTGATAATTCACCTTGTCTTTATTCAGTTCAACCTTACTCTCCGGGATCCAGAACCAGGTATATAAATCCATTGGGACCTTATCCGGGAACAAAAGTGAAAATGCATTCAGGTCAACACGTTTTGCAATATCCAAGCCGCCATGGCAAATCCTGCCTTTACACATTTCCCAGGTCAGCTTGCCGGCGCATTGCATCCATCTTTCATCAGAAATAAAATCCTCTGTTTGCTTAACCCATATGTTCAGATGCTTTGTTTTGAAATTATTGATACGTGTAGGATTGTTACGTGAATCTATGTGCTCGTTTTTTAAATATTTTTTATACACGCTCACCCCGTAATTCGGATTTGATTTAATCCATGTCTCTTCATCCTCCCAATTATCACCTTCATCCAGCGTGTATATGATAGCAAACTTGTTATCCTGTTCCAGTATGCCTTCAAGTATCTTGATACAGGTTTCACGTTCTGCATAACAAGCTGAATTTATATTAAATCCGGCCGTGGTTATGGTCCACATTAAAGGATTCAACCTGGAACCCATGCTGGATTTTATGACATTGTACATTGAATCATCTTTATGCGCATGGTATTCATCACAGATACCGCCATGGGTATTCAGCCCGTCCTGGGTATCTGAATCACTTCCCAGTGGTTTGAAACTTGAAAGTGTAAAATCCGAATAAATGCTCTTTGCATATATGTTTAGCCTGTCTTTAAGGAATGTCGATCGTTTCACCATATTTTTAGCTTCCTGGAATACTGCCGTCTTAGCCTGCTCCTCTTTTGTTGCAAAGCAATATATCTCAGCTGCTGCCTCTCCGTCTGCATCCAACAGGTATAAAGCATTCTTTGCTGCCAATGTACTTTTACCATTTTTTCTGGCAACTTCGATGTAAGCATAGTTGAATCTCCGTGTGCCATCAGAATTTTTCCAACCGAATACACAATAATCAATGAAGGCTTGCCATGGCTCTAATATAAAATCTTTACCAGACCATTCACCTTTTGTATGTTTTATGAACTTGGAAAAGTTGATAGCTTTCATAGCAGCCTTCTCGTCAAAATATATCTGCTTTTTATCAACTGTTTTCAAATCCTTCAGGTGTCGTTCAACTGCCAAGCGTGTATATTTGCAAACAGTTACTTTACCGTTCATTACATCTTTGATATATTTCTCAGCTTTATTCATTTATTAAATTCAATTACCTGTTGTGCCTTGAATATTTCAAATCGTTTGCAGCCGTCTCTGAAATAGTCTGCATCAATCTCACACCCCCAAAAGTCAAATCCCATGTCATAAGCTGCTATACGGGAAGATTGACTGCCTAAATGGGAATCGAATATCTTGTCACTGGGTTTAGAAAATTTATTTAAAAACCATTCATAAAGTTTTAACGGCCGTTGATTTGGATGAATATTTAAAATTCCAGTTTCATTACTCTTCTTTGCACCATCCCAAACTATTTTTACTTTTTGCATTACTATTGGAAATGAAGTCCAAGCAAGTTCACATTCAGACATAAAGGTTTTATCTGCGTTTCTGTCCTTATCCCAAATTATCCATGCATTTGTAATTGGTAAATAATGACAATAATAATTACCACCCAAGATTATTTGATTTTTTGATATTCTAAATAATTCATCAAAATAATTTTTATCAGGAATATCATTATTCCATGATTTTTTTCCGTAACGATATGTTCGCTTAGATTTCATCCAGTGTTCACCAATCCCATACGGCGGATCAACTATTGCCAAATCAAACTGCTTATCCTTACAGGTTGCCATGAAAGTCTTGCAGTCGCAATTATATACTTCGGATATTGGTTTATTATTCATTCAGATAATCCTCATAAGCATTACGAACTCTTTTTGTTATCAATGACGCTATCTTTGTTAATCCAATCGGGGTAAACCCGAATTGCTGAAATAACGAAACAGCCTCTCGATATGCATCAATAGCAACACGATATTCTTTTGGATGATTCGCCCTTGCTGTCAAAGATTTATATTTCTTTACAAAGTCCATGTATGTTGATAACAACTCACACCCCAATATCCATGACATAAATGTGAACTCATTAATGACATTACGTTTCAGATAGGATTCACTCCAGATTGAATAATAAAGTTTTTTGCCTGTGGCTGATAAATCAATCATCGGCTCTGGTAATGAACCAAAACCATCTACTGCAATATCAGCATCAAGCCTGCACGGTTGGTCTGTACCTGCAATCCGCTTCTGAATGTTTGTTGACTTCTTGCCTCTCATAAGTTGCATGAATAAATTTGAAGC